TGAGCATTGTGTGATTATTGGTCTTGTTAATGTTCGTGCTGACCTTACTTATCAGCAAGGTTTGCCTCGTATGTTTAGTCGTTCTACTCGTTGGGATTTCTATTGGCCTGCTCTTTCTCATATTGGTGAGCAAGCTGTTCTTAATAAGGAAATTTATGCTCAAGGTTCTTTAGATACTACTGATGATGAAGTATTTGGTTATCAAGAGGCTTGGGCTGAATATCGTTACAAGCCTTCTACTATTACTGGTAAGTTGCGTTCTAATGATGCTCAAACTTTAGATACTTGGCATCTTTCACAAGATTTTGATGCTTTGCCTGTTTTGAATGATGAGTTTATTGAGGAAAATCCTCCAGTTGACCGTGTTATTGCTGTTACTGATGAACCACATTTTATTTTTGATAGTTATTTTAATTTGAAGTGCGCCCGTCCTATGCCTGTTTATTCTGTGCCTGGGCTTATTGATCACTTTTAATAAGGAGTATATTTATGGAATGGCTTGCTGATAATGTTGAAACTTTGATTGTGGTTTTGACTTCTATTGTTGCTCTAACCCCTACCGAGAAAGATGATGGTTATCTTGGTAGGGTTGTTAATTTGTTGCGTGCTGTATCTTCTGTTGTTAAAGGGACAAAAAAATAATGGGTTTTTTTTCTGGTATTACTAAAGCTGTAAAGAGTTTTTTTAGTCCTACATCTGTTATTGGTACTATTGCTTCTAATCCTCTTGTTCAGATTGGTGGAAGTCTTCTTGGTGGTTATCTACAAAATTCGTCTAACCAAAGTATTGCTGCTAATCAGCAAGCTTTTCAGGCGTATCAATCTGCTACATCGTATCAACGTGCCGTGGCAGACATGCGGAAAGCGGGTTTAAACCCTCTGCTCGCTTATCAACAGGGTGGAGCTAGCACCCCTCAAGGTGCTAGCATCCCCGCCGTTGATATGATTGGCGGCGCTGTCCATTCGGCTCGTGCTTCTGAGCGTTTAAAGGCTGATTTGAAAAATCTACAGGAAGTTAATAAGCAAATTCAGGCTAATACTTTTAAGGCTAAAGCTGATGCGGTTAAATCTATGGCTGACGTTCAAAACCAGACTAATATGACTAATTCTAATGTTGCTTTAAATAATGTTCTTCAGGCTAAGGCTATTGCGGATACTTCTCTCTCTGCTAATTCGGCTCGTACTGCTGCTGCTAATGCTCAAATTGCTGAGGCTGAAATTCCTAAATTTAAGAATAGGGAAGAAGTTGAGGAGTCTGGTTTCGGTAAAGCCATGAGATGGCTTGACCGTGTTGGTGAGTCTGTTGGCTCTTTCTTTGGAGGTACGGCTCGTGCTCGTGCTACATTTGGTAAATAAAAAGGAGTATGAAAATGTCTACTAAATTTAAAACTGCTTATGGTAAGAAAACTCGTGTTTCTATTAAGTTTAAAAATCCTTCTTTGACTAAGCAATCGTTTAAAGATGAATGCGATATAAATAATATTATGAAAAAATGGCAGCGTACTGGTCTTATTGACCATGTTAATGAACATAAAGGTGATTATGGTGATTTGACTACTTATGATGATTATCATGCTTCTATGAATGCTATTTTAGATGCTAGAGAGTCTTTTGAGACTCTTCCTTCTGGTGTTCGTAAAGAATTTGACAATGACCCTTCAAAATTCCTGAAGTTTGTTCATGACCCTAAAAATGCGGATGCTATGGTGGAAATGGGATTGGCTCAGAAACGTCCTGTAACGCCTCCTGTGCCTGTTCCTCCTGTTTCGGCTACCCCTACCCCTGAAGTGGTTGAAAAAGCCACTGAAGCCCCCTCTGAGGCTGTCTCAACTGAGACTTAATTGTCCTTATCCCCTCTTGTCGGAGAAAAGCCCCCTTTAGAAGGGGGTTTTTGTCAACCCCGCGAAGCGCCGAAGGCTTGGGGTTTACAAATAACCCTCTTAAAGGGTATATTCCTTTGAGAGGGGATTGGTCGCACAGTGCCCCTACTTGATGTAACTGTGCGGAGTGACACCTTTTAGGTGTTACGATATAAAAAAATCAAAAGGAGTGATGCTATGGCTATGAGACGTAAAAAAATGACTCGCAGAAAATCTCGCAAGTTGTTTACCCGTACTGCCAAGCGGGTTCACCGTAAAAACGGTTTGAACCCTATGCGTGGTGGTATTAGGCTATAAGTGAAAGGATGAGTTGTGCCCTGTTATCATCCTCTTACTGGTTATTGGTCTAAGTCTGTTAATGCTTCTGGTAAGCGTAGCGTTGTGTTTAATCCTAAGGAAGGATATGTAGATCGTGAAGTTGTTGTTCCGTGTGGTCAGTGTATTGGCTGTCGTCTTGAGAGGTCTCGTCAATGGGCGGTTCGATGCGTCCATGAGTCTTCTCTTTATGATCGTAATTGCTTTATTACTCTCACTTATTCTGATGAATATTTACCTCGTGATGGATCTCTTGATGTTGCTCATTTCCAGAAGTTTATGAAGCGTCTTCGCAAGCGATTTGGTACAAATATTCGCTTCTTTCACTGTGGCGAGTATGGCGAGAATTTTGGAAGGCCGCATTACCATGCGTGCCTTTTTAATTTTGATTTTGATGATAAAAAGCTTTGGAAAGAGTGTAATGGAAATAAATTATATACTTCCGAAGCGTTAGAGAAATTATGGCCTATGGGCATAAGTTCTATTGGAGAAGTAAATTTTCAAACTGCTGCTTATGTTGCTCGTTATATTATGAAAAAAGTTAATGGCCCCAATGCTGAAGAGCATTATTTGCGTGCTGACCCTGATACTGGTGAAATTTATTCTCTTAAACCTGAATATACGACTATGAGTCGTAGGCCAGGCATTGGTAAAGGATGGCTGGATAAGTTTACATCCGATGTTTACCCTTCTGATTTTCTTGTGATGAATGGCGCTAAAATGCGCCCTCCTCGTTATTATGATAATCAATTTGAACTTGTTGATGATAAGTTGATGTCTCGTTTAAAGTCTAAGCGTGTTATTGAAGGAAAAAAATTTCTTGACAATAATACTCCTGAGCGTTTGAATGTTCGAGAGCAAGTTCAACTTGCTCGTTTAAATAAACTAAAACGTACTGTTGATAAGGAGACGTAAAATGAAAAAAAAAATCTTCACTGTTTATGACGATAAGTCAGAAGCTTACCTTCAACCCTTTTTCTTGGACACTAAAGGTCAAGCTGTTCGCGCTATTAGCGATTGCGTTGCTGATAGTAACCATCAGTTCTGTAGACATGCAGAAGATTATACTCTTTTTGAACTCGGAGAGTATGATGATGCTTCTGGTAGCTTTGATCTTTATAGTGCCCCTGTTAATATGGGCAAGCTTATAGAGTTTAAGGCAGGGGAATAGGTCCCTGCCTTTTGGTGTGTTAATATAAGGAGTATTTAAATGTCTCGTATCCCTTCAGTTATGTCTCATAATTTCAGCCAAGTTCCTAAGGCTGACATTCCTCGTTCTTCATTTAATCGGTCTTGTGGTTATAAAACTACATTTGATGCTGGTTATTTAGTTCCTGTGTTTGTTGATGAGGCTTTGCCTGGTGATACTTTTAATTGTCGTATGACGGCTTTTGCTCGTTTGGCTACTCCTTTACACCCTTTCATGGATAATATGTTCATGGATACTTTCTTTTTTGCTGTTCCTATTCGATTGATTTGGGATAATTTCCAAAAATTTAATGGAGAGCAAATTGACCCTGGTGATTCTACTGATTACCTTGTTCCTACTATGACTTCTACTGCATCGACTGGTTATGATAACCAGTCGATACATGATTATTTTGGTATTCCAACTAAAATTCCTGATTTGGAACATAGTTCTTTGTGGCATCGTGCTTATAACTTAATTTATAATGAGTGGTTCCGTGACCAAAACCTTCAAGATTCTGTTGTTGTTGACCGTGATGACGGGCCAGACACCCCTACTAATTATGTACTTCTTCGTCGTGGGAAGCGGCATGATTATTTCACGTCTGCGCTCCCTTGGCCGCAAAAAGGGCCAGCGGTAGATTTACCGCTTGGCTCTACTGCGCCTGTGACTTTATGATCGTGACTGGGAAACAACAACAGA